CGTTTTTGTAGGAGCAAAACCATCGGCTTTCCATTCTTCAAACATCGTTTTATAAATAATAAAAGCATCTAAATAATTATCAATTAATGGTTCTAAGGAAGGTGTGAAATTGTCATCTTCAGTCAATAATTTTATGATTCTATTTCGTTCTTCATCCCTTGCAACATCTAGCATTTCCAACTTTTTCTTCTTTGACATTCGAGCCATTTTCACACCCCCTTCATTTTTTTAAAATAGTGCAACTATTGATATGCCCCCTACGCTACCTATCCTCCCCAGAGGGTAAATTTTATTTTTTGATAGGGGGGCTTTCAAAATAACTTGGAAATACTTTTTCCTGTTTATCTTCATTCTCTTCAATTATGTGGCATATTGGACAAAGTAACTTTAAATTATTCTCTTCTAATTTAAGAGTTGAATCTTCTTTAATTGGTATTACGTGATGAACATGAGCACGCCTCCCAAAGACGAACTGTCCACATCGTTGACAACACCCTTTCTCTCTTTCATATACCTTTGATCTAACATACCTCCATGGATCTGAGTTATAAAAAGATTTGTTATCGTGATGATAGATGTTCTTTTTATCTTTCTTCTTCCTTGGTTTATTACGCTTATGTTCTTCACAGTAACGTCCTTTGTTTATTTTGTTACGGCAGCCGTTAAAGTCACAGTATTTCATTTAGTATCATTCGTTAATTGCTCAACGACATAGTTACGAATGGATTCTTCTTTCTTTAACTTGCCTGGTACATCGATGCCATTATCTTTAGCAAAGGATAGTAACTGTTCAGCGTTCATATTATCCAGGTTAATTCCAGTCTTTGTATCAATTACTTCTACATCAACTATTTTATTGTCAACATGCTTAATGATCATACTCTCAGGATTAACATTTACTTCGAATCCTGGTTCTTCACCATTCTGAACAAATAGACTCTTCTTCTTTTCATTATCCCAATACTCTGTACCTGATATTGTTTTTCTAATTTCAGTAATCATTTACTTAACACCATCCTTTTCAAATGCAACACGTTTGCGCTTTTCTTTACCTAGATAACATTAATAACTCTCTCATACCATCTACAACTTCTTTATCGTTTTCAACAAGCTTACCTTTAACATAGATATCTCCAGTGCTTTCCAAAGATATAATCTTTTGTTCACCCACCATAAAATTGATACTGTCCTGAGAAGTATCTCTTGCCAATTTATTTAAATCTCCATTATGCAACGTTAGAGTCATCTCTACACCACCTATGTAAATTTTATATAATAAAAAGCACTCCCTAAGGGATGCTTTAATATCGAAACATCTATTTTTTTTGCTATAATAGTATACAAACATGGAAGGAGCTATATAATATGAGTTTAATAACCATTGTCGAAACCAAAGACATTGTTTCCATTATTTCTGACGGGCAAAAAACCGGGATTGACGGAAACATAGTCGGAACGGGTTTTCAAAAATTCTATGCTACTGATAATTTCTTTATTGCTGTTGGTGGTTCTGAAACTGTTGCACGAGTACTTTTTGAGCATTTCAAGGGCGTAAACGCAGAAAAAGATTACGTTAAAAATTTAATCAATGAACAAGCTAGCCAATTTGAACACAGCTATTGTATGGTGTTTGGTGATTGTACAAACGCAAGACCTCTATATACGGTATATAATCATTTTAATAATGAATTTGAAGTTCAAGACTGTATACCAGAACCAGAAAGTTACTTACCTATCTTCATAAACTCTCATCACTTAAATGAAGCCGCTATTGGACTTGTAAAATATAAAATAAGTCAAATGGTATTAAAAAATAAAAGTAATGAAGAAATTATACAGGTGCAAAAAGATTTTCATCAGTATGCTGCAAATAATGACCCTACCGTTAATAGTGAAATAATTCCACATATAATTTATAAACAGAGAATTAAAGAACAAAAGAGCAACTAATCTTAGTTGCTTTTTTGTTCAATTTCTTATGCTATTACTATAAATACGGTAAATGAGGTTTCATTCTTCTTCCAACTACTTAATGCTGTTACATTCATCAGTTCGGAAAATATGAAGTAACTGGAAGAAGAGCGGAAGCTCTCCTTAATAACGGTATCCTTCAATCGTTACCATCTGCTGGTTTCGGATTTTATGTGCCATCATTATGAAACCGTTTAGACAACATATAAATTATAAAGGAACATTATGAGTTGTGTTTTCCGCCACTACTCACAATACAAATATATCACGTTGATTCCAAAACAACCGGCACATTTACTGCCAAAAAGCGGTCATGACTCTGCCACTTATTTCAAATATTATTTAGTTGGATTGTTTATAAAGATAATTCAAAATTGAATTTTTAACTATAAAGCCCATTAGTCGAAAATTAGGTAAAATTAATTCATATCTATCAAAAGGGATATCCTCTTTGATAATTATCTCCTTTTCAAAAAAGCGATTGAAACTATTAGGATTTTTGTGAGGAGGATTTTTCCCTTGATGAGTAAATTGTGACCTATGTTTATATGCATCTGATAAAATATCCCTTATTTCTTCCTCGGTAAGATCTTCTGGATAAATTTCATTCCATTGTTTCTTAGTTATCCAATCATTTTTTTCTCCAGTTAGCTCAGCACCCTGTAAAGATATTTCTTCAAATGGATGCTTTAATTTGTCCCACTGACTAGGCGGACAGTATTTCATAATAAATTCTACAAAACGTTTTCTTATATATTTATTCATTGAAGATGCCCTTCTATACTCTTCAAATAATTCTTTAACACTTTCATTAGTTTCTGCAATACTTTTCCACTCTTCAACTAATGGATGCTTAGATATTACCTCTTTATCCTTAATTGCTTTTTCTAGAAATGGCTCTATTGCAGAAACTAATAGGTAATACCCTAAAGCAAAATCCTCTCTTTGATTCAAAAACGCTAAATGAACTAATCTAATAGACCGCATAAATTTTTTATAAACTTCGAATGGAGCATCATATAGAAATGCTATTACTTTCTTAAGTTCATTATATAATTCACTTAATTCATCTTTATGTATTCTCGTACTATGACACCCTGGCCCTGCTGTTAAAATTGGATACTGTATAGCTATTTCATATAGTGAATTCTCATCTAGCTCCTTTTCTCCTATTAAATATCCATCGCGAGGAGCTTTTACAGGTCTTCCAAATATAAATGAAGTGATAGCACTAAGAGCAGTGATGAACAAATGAGGTGAATAAAATTCGTGAGTTCTTTTTAAAACTACAGGTGCTACAAAGCTAGAATACGCCCCCTTATGATAAACTTCTATTGATGGTTTAATTGTAAAATGTTCGAAATCTAATTCTTGGTTTAATCTAAAATCTAATAGTAAATAACCCACCAGTTGTTTTTCTTCAATTTTTATAGGTAATTTTTCCGGACGAAACGCCTCAATACACTCGTTAAAAATTATATGATTACCAGTTACAGCACGCATCGTAAAATTCTCTCCTATCTCTTAAACACATATAACTAATAGTGTTCTGTATTTATATTTTACATCCCTTATTAATTTTATCATAATAACGTAGTATATTTTATCAGTTACCCATATCTTATATTTTGTGTAACTAAGTCAAATGCTATAGCCCTTGATATTCATAGCTTCATAGCCCTTCCACTTTTGAGTTACACAATACAATAATAATGAGTAATTATAAATTAATATCCCTTTCATTCCTCTTGTCTACTACTTTAAATCTCATTAGCAACTAAAAAAGAACACCTTAAATGGGTGTCCTTTTTATAAATGCAAACCTTCATAATCATCATAAACAAAACAAACAAAAAATAGACAATGATAGTAATTATACTCTCAAAACTTTTCTGTATCAAAATATAATCCTCTTATATTATCCTATAAGAAATCACCTTTTTATTCCTTGTTTTAACTAACGCATAAATATATTAGTAAAAATTAATCTACAAATAAACAATACAGCCTTTTTCTTCTAACTCTCCTAGCCAGCCAGGTATTCTTAACTCATGATTCCATCTTAAATCTAAACGCTCTAATCCTTCTATTTCCAATAATGAATCCGGTAATTCTTTCAGTTTATTACTTCTTAAATCTAATTCTAATAAATTCGCTAGTTCTCCTATTCCATTTGGCAACGTAGTCAATTGATTATTCCTCAAGTTCAAACGTCGTAATTTCTTACATTTGTTGAGTGCATTAGGAACTTTTTTTAAATTATTATCTTCCAAATCCAAAACTCTTAATAATGCTAACTCTCCAAACACTTCAGGTAGAGTACTAAATTGATTATTTTTCAGGTGAAGTTCTCTAATATTAGTTAACATGCTAAAGCTCTCAGGTATCTTTTGAAGTTGGTTATTCATTATTCGTAACTCTATCAGGTTAGTTAATCCACCAATTTCTTTTGGTAATTCCGTCAATTTATTATCACTCAGATTTAAATATTTTATTTTTTTAAGACTCTTAATTTCTGGTGGAACTGTTTCAAGTTTATTATTGTGAAGATATAAATAATCTTCTAGATTTACAAGGTGTTCTATTTCTGATGGAATCGTTTCAATCTGATTATGTCCTAAGTCCACCATTCTAAGTTCTTTTAATTTTTTTATACTACCAGGAATTTCCCTAATCCCATTAGCAGAAATATTTAACACCTCTAGACTCTTCATTTCATAGATCTCTGTTGGGATTTTTGTGAAATTATTATCGAATAGATTTATATTTGTAATTTCATTTAGAGATATGTTTAGGCAAGGTAAGGCAGTTAATTCAGCATGTGGTAAGTTGATTTTCATTTTATTCTCCTCCTATTTATACGACGAACTATCAGGCTAGCCTTAATTAGGTCATTATTAAATATATCTTACCTACATCAAAAACACATTAATTTAATCTTATTTTTTAGAAAGAACCTCTTCAAAATTGCAAATTTTACAATGATAGATATTACATTTTTTGAACTCCCAACACCACTCACTTACTATTTAAATAGTCATGCACATGTATCTTTTAGAAGATACATGTGCATGACTATAAACAAAAAACAATAATTAGATTTTAAACCTAGTCATTGCTTTATCCATTGCATCTTGATTTACGCCAATATATCTTAAAGTTACTCGTTCACTTGAATGATTGAATATCTCCATTAACAAAGCTATATTCTTAGTCTGCATGTACATATGATATCCGAATGTCTTACGTAGTGTATGTGTTCCAATCTCATCTAAACCAAACTCAGCCGCTGTACTGCTAAGTATTTTATACGCCATACTTCTTCCTATTGGTCGATTATTTCCTTGCCTGCTCTTAATTAGATACTCATGGTCTTTCATATTTTCAATGTACCACTTTAATTCTCTTCTTAATGCTGCAGTAATCTGAATACGTTTCTGCTTACCTGTCTTCATTTCACGCATAGAAATGTGGCTTCCCTTTAAATCTCCAATCTTCAGTTTCAAAATATCACTAATACGTAACCCAGTATTGATTCCTATTACAAACAAAATATAATTACGTTGGCTCTTTCCCCTCAAATACTCTTTAAGCTGCTGTATTTGATCTAGATCACGTATTGGCTGAACGAAATTCATTATTCATTACCTCCAGTTTCTTCTGCCTCGTAAACTTCTAATCCAAGCGCAAAAGCAAGTTTATAAAATGCTTTAGACTTCCAACGTCGATAAGTGCGCTCCGACATTCCTATTTCGTTATAAACCATATAATCACATACGTCCTCTTCTTCTAAATACCGTTTATAAATAATATCTCTCTGAATACTTCCTGCGCGTCCGTTTCCTAATCGATTCAAAAACTGATCAATACGTACTGACATTCTTTCAAGCCACTCTTCTCGTTTACTTTGTTGAATATTTGCTGTAGCAACATCTTCTAATGGCTTACCAACAGTATGTGTAGGACCGTGCTCACGCATTTTATAAGAAGGAGTGACTTTCATTTCCTTACGCATCATCCCAAATTGCCTATGTATACGTACACTTTCCAACACACCTTCTAATTCCTCTTGTGTCGCTGTTCTATCGATTTTTGGTAAGAAAGATAATTGTTTAATCATGTAAGACCACTCCTTTTTATTTTTAGATTACTTTTGTCTTATTGCTCCACGTCTTCGTTCATAACAAGGTCTATGCATCCCCATTAAATCCTCAATTTCACGAGTCCTAAATTTCTCTTTTCTTTTTCTCTTGTTTTTCTTCTTTGCTGGTTTTGATTGCTTTTTCCACTCACGTAGCTGATCCTTTAACACCTTCATTTCCCCATCTCCTTTTTCAAAATAAAGAGGACACCTATTCCTAAAACAGCTTTAATGGCTGCTTTAATGAATTGGTGTCCTCTAGTTTTCTAGCCGGACGATATTTATTTTTCGTTTATTTAATGATGCCAGCCTGAACAAAGATATTTCTCCAAGCTTTGTTAACTTGGTGTTTCTCAACAGCTGTCGCACGGCGAGCAATAGCTTTTCTTACTTTCTTTTTCTTTTCATTTGCCATTTTCCTCATCCCTTTCATACAAACATCTCTCATTTCCATTTTTGAGCGTTTTACTCCTTTTGATACCCCATTACATTCAAAAATAATCGAAACGTGAATTGTACCTATTTTATAATTTTATTACCTCACAAAAGGATTATTTCATTAAGACCGTTCCAAGTAATAACTTCGAAATCTTAAATCCAAATGAACCTCTAGACGAATACACCATATGCTAATTTAAATACTTTCTAGAAAAGCAGGTGCGTACTATGCCTTCTATTGTTGGAAATCTCGTCGTTCAAAACAGTAATGGCGCTTTCAATTTAGGGGATTTTTACAACGTATCACCGAAAGAAAATACGAAAGCTTATAACGGTTCTGGCTCTTCTAATGTTGGATTTGTCGTGAATACGTTTAACGGTGTTAGCGCGACAAACACATTTGATGCTGATGTTGCAGACCAAAATCAAGTTGGAACAGCCTAAATTTATTCATTTTCTTTTTCTTCCCTGAATAAAAATCAATATTTCTTTCATACTGTAATTATATCCAGAGATGCATATCTAAGTGGAGCAGCTAGTAAAAAGTTAACTGCTCTTTTTTTTAGCACGATTTTATATAGTACTACATACTTTGTATTGAACATTTTTATACACCTTCATTTTTGGGCTCATTTGACTATATACTCCGAGAAAGAGCACTGTTCGAAGGTGCTCTTTTTTATTTTGATACAACCGAATATTTCTAAATATTAAACAAATACTATACACAGGCTATACGCCAGAACTCTTTTAATCCGTCCCAGTCTCTCTTCTCTGTATTGAGCAGGTAGCTTTTGCTAGCTGCTCCTTTTCCCATAAAATTCTTTCTCAACATTCAACGTATAGAATTAATAAGTTTCATTTTGTATTATATAAGTGACCTCAACGTAAACTTTACTATTAATTTTTTCTCAAAAGGGCCTACCCTCGCAACAGGCCCTTTTAAAAATTTCTACTAATAAAATTATATTTTTATAAAAGAAGTGGTTATTATCACCTAATGTATTTTTCATCATAAAAGTCCTCCCTCTTGAATAAATTCTCAAAACTTGTCCATATTATAAATACACTTAATCTTTGAACTTCCTTCTTAAATTTTCTTTAGGAGAGTAGTTAGCTTTTGCTAGCTGCTCTTTTGTATTAAATTTAAAATAAAATATTGTTCTTATTTCCTTTTCACATCATATATTTCTAACCTAGACGTTCCGCTTAAAGAGTTACCTCCGATCTTAAAGAGCACTGATGCATGGTGCTCTTTTTTAATTTTCTTATTTCTATAAAATAATATTTTTACCAAAATAACTTTCGTATAACATTTCCAACTTCGCTTATACTATAACTGTAACTCTAAGTTACACAGCTATTACTTGTAGGGCCTAATTTTCTTTTGTGTGACACGTGGTTAGCTAATAAAGTTGACCACTTTGTTGCGCCAAATATTTTTTATTTCTCAATACTTATCACCTGGAATAATTTCTCTTTTATTGATACTATATTGGTGACATTGATTTTCCTCATAGGCATTTTTGTAAAGGACCTGTTCTCCCACAGCAGGTCCTTTCTAATTTGTTTACTAATATGGAGTTTTTGTTGATTTTCCGTTGACATTTTATTGATTTTTTCTGCACATTTAAAAGAAACACTCATACACTATTTTATGTAGACTCTCCGCTCATAGAGTTCTACCTTTCTTATCGAAGAGCATGCTTTTATGTGTGCTCTTTTTCGCTTGTATTAAAATTGCACTTTGCCTCTTTCCTTTAATGACAGGCTCCATAACTCCAAGAAAAGCATACAATATTAAAAATTTACTCGTGAAAATCTGATTACAATCTACAGATTTTTATATCTCATGAGACATTCACCTGCCTTACTAAGAGTGCATATAAAAATGCGCTCTTTTTCTATTTATATTACGAATAATCTTTTTTTCATTACACATACTATCGGCAAGTCAGCTTCCAACAGCTACACTCTTTAAAAATGGAGTACTATCCTCCAGACTGTGGCAGGTAACTTAGTCAATTACCTGCCAATTTTTACTTATAAGCGTAATTTTTTTTATACAACAACCAGTTAGTTAATTACTTTGTTGTGCTGAATGAAGTTTTAATTTAGTTTTCTTTCCTGCATATTTTTTCGAATTCTGTTTAAACTATAGGTGTAACTATTGGTTACAACATATATCTGTATCCAGTGAAACTTCTAAAATTGTACAACTGAGCAGTTAGCTACTTCGCTAGCTGCTTTGTTGTGTAAAATAAAGCATTTACAAAAAGCTTTCTCAACACCTAGAACATGGAAATGAATTACCTTTTATGGTAATATATTGGTAATCCCATAAAGATCTATCGTTCCATTAACAGGACCCGTCCCCCTAATTGGGTCCTGTTAAATGTTTTCTATTAAATAGTACTTTTATTAAAAACATTTCCTAAATAAATTGCATATACTAAACCGAAACACTCTCTACAGTAAATTCACCTATAGAGCGTCTTTCTCCCAAGACGCTCTTTTCATTTATTACTAGTTTCAAAAAATACTTTTCACCTTTTAATTGGACAAGCATATAGTATTGTATGGAGACTCTCCACTCATAGGGATCTACCTTTCTTGTTTAAGAGCACAATATATGTGCTCTTTTTTTATGTCTAAATAACCTCATATCATTCTTTTTACTTTCACTTTAAAGATGATACTTCAATTGTGGTCCTAGTTCCCTAGGATTTCTTTTTATTTGTTGTGAAATAAGGATTTGTTATTGTTCTCATGCACCTTTATAATTCCTTTGCATACAGTATAATCACAAGGGATTCCACAGGTAGCTCTGGTCCAGTTACCTTGAATTTCTTGCACACCTTGTGGGAAGAATCCGTTTATAACAAACGGATTCTTTTATTTATTCACCATAAATGCGGGCACTATTTTATAGGATTCACATTCAATTTTCCTTTTCATAAAATGAAATTTTTATAATAAACCTTCAATCTTTGCTATCGCTTCAAATATCGGATAGATCTGCTGAGGTACGACTGCGTTACCTAAGAATCTCAATCTATCTTCGTCCAATCTTGTGGCAGTCCCATCATCCATTCCACAAATTGCGGGTTGATTTCCTTCCCAATATGTTCTGGAAAGTGTTCCCCGATCGATCCCGGTAGTGTTTTCCCGTGGCTGCCGTTTGCTTCTGAAGGGCACAACTCTCGGATCGGCTTGTAATTTTGACTTGTGGTTGGAGTGGCCAATAATAAATGTCCGGTATCTTTGATGTGGCGCGCCGACACTGACAGCCGGTAATACGAACGTCCTTGTCGAGTAGTTTTCTTCTTCCAAGTCAGAGAGCACGGTGTCCAAGCCCATTGGGACGTGTCCAGCAACATTTTCTCCAACAAACCAAGTGGGTCCAATTTCTCTAATGAGTCGGAAGACTTCTGGCCATAACCATCTTTCGTCTTCTGCACCTTTTCTCTTTCCTGCCATACTTTCTCCCTGACAGGGATATCCTTCGGAAATAACTCCAATTGAATCAACGTCAACACCTCCATCTAGTAATGATTGTTTCGTAAGTTTATATAAATCCGGGAAAATAGGAATGTTAGGATAGTTCTTTCTAAGTACTTTTTGATTGAACTCTTCTATTTCGCAAAAGGCTGCTGTATCAATTCCAGCCCAATCCGCTGCCATGCTTATTCCTGCAATTCCCGAACATAGATCTAACATTTTCATTTCCTATTCCCCTTTGTTATAAAATAGCGTTTTTGTTCAAAATGATGCCCTTCCCCATTTGGACGCATTTACCAGTATTTTTACCAAAAAATTCATGATATGGTTGTTTATTCGAGTACGTCATTACTTGACGATTACCCTTAGAAACCCCGCAGACAATCGGGGTTTCTTTTATTTAAATAACGATTTTGTTTTACTCCTTAACCAACTAAAACTGCGCTACAATTAATCCATATTCTGTAAGGAGGTATATAAAATGCTCTCACCGTATACATGTATATCTTGTGATCAACCTCTCATACAACACGATGAACATTCGTTTATCCATTACTGCATCAATCCAAATTGCGAAGAAGCAAAACTGGAATTATCTCTGTTGGAAGAGATGGGGTTGTGAATCCTATCTCTTTTCTTTACAATAAGGATTTTGTTTAAATTTCTTTAACTTTATTAATTCCTTTGCATGCAGTATTATCACAAGAAATTCAATAAGTGCTCTGGTCCAGTTACCTTGAATTTCTTGCACACCTTGTGGGAAGGATCCGTTTATAACAAACAGGTTCTTTTATTTTTGCTCATACAATAAGAATTTTGTTTCAAATGTATTCACTCTTCATTTTCAACTTCCATATACTTATACGGACTATAAAAAAATACACAATATAGTTCTTGGTCAAAGAGTGCCATACGCCCTAATGGTGCTCTTTTCGATTCAAATAAGAATTTTGTTTAATTTCCATTAACCTTTTTGATTCCTTTGAATACATTATTATTGCAAGGAGTTCCATAGAGTACTCTCGTCCAGTCACCTTGAATTTCTTGCAGACCTTGTGTGAAGAATCCGTTTATAACAAACGGGTTCTTTTATTTTTGGTTATAAAATAACTATTTTATTTAAAATTACCTTAATTTACATTAAGTTTTCTTAACATTCGAATTAACAACTGTATAATATAATTAAACTATTTGTATGAGAGGTGATTATTATGAACTGGAAACAAAAATACAATCCAAAGTATCACTTTTACCGTATGTACAGTTATATTTATAAAGCCCTTGATGATATATTATGGTCCTAAAAATAATATAGATTGTTATGAGTACACATTTTCTGTGTGCTCTTTTCACATTTCTATAAAATAACGCTTTTATAAAGTAATTGATAGCCCTGCAAGCCTTTTATCATATATATAGAATTTTCTCCATACCATATACAAAGATGAGATTTCTAGAATATGATGGGAGGTAACATATGACTAACTCAAATATTTATGACTTCATTATGAAATACGCCCGAGGACCCCATTTTCATCAAGAATTCCCTATAATATTATTTTGGAGTCAAAAAAGTGGATGTACATCACTTGCTCATTGGTTTTTTTATCAAATCAACTTGTTTAAGGAAGCTATTAAATATAACCCATTCATCCATAATTATGAGTTTGACATTTACAAAAATTCAGTATACTACTTTACTGGACTTGCTAATGCATTATCCACAAATGAAAAACCGACATATAAACTTGTAAGAAATCCCTATAAAAGGGCAGTAAGTTCATTTCTCTCACTAATTCCTCCACCAAATATTGAACATCCCGAATGGCAGCCAATTAGACAGTTTTTATATCATGATAAAAACTGTAATAAAAAAATCTCCTTTAAACTTTTTTTATATTACTTAAAAGCACATATGAATAATTTAGATGATGTGAACCCCCACTATGTGCAACAATATGTCCAAGATGAAGAAAAGTTTGTTACAAACTATATTCACCTTGAAAATTTCTCTTCTGAAATCTCAAATTTAGAGAATATATACGACTTAAAGAAGTCCCCATTAGATATATTAACTAAGTCATGGCATCATCAAAGTGGGATCACCATTTTTAAAGGTAACTATGCAGATGCTGATATTACTGACCCTCTATTCCCACGACTCCCAACATATGAAAGTTTTTATGACTCCGAAACTATTCAATTAGTTAAAGATATTTTCAAAAAGGATTTCACTGTATACAAATATTCCCTAACTCCCCTCTAAAATATAGGCATTTTTATAATCATAGATTCATAATTATTACAGAGAAACTTAAGCCACCTACTTAAGTTTCCTCATAATACTCCTGCAAATTGAATGTGGGCACTATTTTATAGTGCCTTTTTTCTATTTTATTTCTAACTAAGGCTTTTAAGGATAAGCATCATACTATATTAGAGCAAAATGTATTTTATCCTTGTCTAAAAGGAGGGTTTATCATTAATGCAACTTTAATTTCCCATTTCTACAATGAAGAGTATCTACTCCCTTGGTGGTTAATGCACCACACAAAATTATTTGATCACGGCATTCTTATTAATCGTGGGTCTACTGATCGTTCAGTTGAAATTTGCAAATTATTTGCACCTCATTGGGAAATCCGCGATTCAGAAGTATTAGAATTTGATGCCATATTAGTTGATCAAGAGGTAATGAACATAGAAAAAGAAATTACGGGATGGAAAATGGTGTTAAATACCACTGAATTTCTTTGCTGTGTTGATAAGCATGCCTTTTTCTCATCTCTTGCTACTTTAGGGCAAAACATGTACGCTATTAGGACTATTCTGATGATAGATGATCCTACTCACGGTTATACCAATCCGAGATACGGAATTCCCCTTGTCAAACAACGTTATCATGGGAAAATACTCACCCCTAACCCACCTGCCCCATACTATGGCGGTAGATTAGTCCACAATTATTTTCATGGTAGTTATTGGGCAGGACGACATTGGTCACCGCATCCATTTATGATTTACATGAATCCCGCTTTCGTTTTAAAATTCTTTTACAGCCCCTGGAATACAGCTATGAAAAATAGAAAATTACAAATTGGTCCTACTCTTTCTAAACATAGCATCCAGCATGGATTAGGTACTTATCACCTGGTAACGCTAGATAAATTAGAAAAAAATTATATACACTTCACAACCTCAACTACCGATCTTCGGTTAAACTCGGAATATCAAGTTTTATTTCCAGATTTATGTTTTCCTAACCATTAATACATCAAAAAATATTTTAAAACTTTTTATATAAACAAAAGTCCCCTTGTATTTATAAATTATCATTTTACTAAAATTTTCAAATTTCACACCAATTAATTGACTGACATTGAATTTTTTGGGAGTATATGATAATATTTATATATAAAATCATTACCCTTATAAAAAAGAGCTATGAGCCTTTCCACTCACGGCTCTTTTTTATTACAATTTTCATTTCATATCTACACGATTTTGACTAGCTTCTCGGCTAAATCCGTCTGGGTATCTCGTTGCTAATTTAGATATATTCATTTGAGCAATATCTTCTAGGGTATATCCCATTTCATGAGACATGATTGAAATGTAGTACAAGATGTCCCCTAGCTCTAAAGCGATTTTATGTGTATTTCCTTCTTCTTCTCCTGGACAATGAGCTGGATCAAATCCATGACCATGAAAAATTGCTTTTTTTACAACATCAGCAACCTCACCAGCTTCTCCCGTAAGACCTAATGCTGCATTTAAAACACGTCCACCAAAATCGTTATTTGTATTCCATGTACGTAATGCCGCTTCTTGATATTGATCTAATTCACTAATATGATTGATATTCATTACAGCTTGTCCTTCCTTTGATTCACTAACTAATTTAGTTGTTTCATATACACCGTTTTCCATAACGTTCATTTTATTTTCCCCTTCCTATTTAGCAAATTCCTAATCCTAACGGACGATTTTCAATTAAATACTTATCAGCCTGATCTATTACAAGGAGTGCAACTTCCGCTTGGTGCCTTTTTAACGTTTTTGCCATCTTTGGCAAGCTCATGCCCTGACTCCACATTTCACGAAAACGAATTACATCTCTTTCATCCCAAATGAAGTTAGCTTCTTCTAAAGCGATGTATACCTTCAACCGTGATTCCTTCATCGCTTCATGGTTTCTCGCTACACTCATAAGCGAACCTACTTTCTAGTAAAAAATTATTTTATCTTTTCAGTAAACTTAGTATCTACACGATCAACTTTACCGTTTACCCAAACCGCAACTTGCTCACCGAATCCACTCATTGGTGGATTTACTGCTGTTACATTTCCGTCCTTCACTATTAAAAGTTTGTTGCTACTAACATCAATTTCTATTTTTTTCATATGTCCCTCTCCTTTTTACTACCGCATGTACTCGACAACATCAGGTTTAAAACCACTTCCTAAATAAACCCGTACCGGAATTATTTCTTTTTTATCCCTTGCTGCCTTACACAATTCTTCAGCTGTATCCCAATTAAAAAACTTATCTACAGCTCTTTGAAATCTCCATATTGCCATTACATACTGTTCAAAAATATCATAGCGATCATCTTGTTTAGTTGTGCGTGGTAATTCATCCGTACACTTTGCATTCGTTGGAACTTGGACGCGTACGTCAGCGTATGTAACGCGCCCCATTCCTCTTTTCACATTTGCCTTCATTACATCGAATTCACAAATTGCTGGCTCTACATCAAAAATGTTTAGTTGCTTAGGCATGTGCCATCCCACTCTTCTGAATAAGATCCAGTAATTCAATTACCCCTTCCTTGCTTAAAAACATTCGGCCACCTAGCAACTCTATATTGTTTTCAGAAACTTCACCTGTTACAAAGCATGACTTTTCATGTCTTCTTAAAACGATGTTTTCACCATCGAAATGAAAATCTAGTGCCGTTCCTTCGGTAATACCTAAAGTTCTGCGTAACTCTACTGGAATTACTACACGACCTAGCTCATCCACTTTTCTTGCAACACCTGTGTTTTTCATATCTTACTCCCCTTTAGTATTTTTATATTTATTTAAAATCTCATCCAAACGTTTCTTATTATCTTCAAAATCCTCATTTGAAGCTTGGTATGGTTGTTGTTGCACTGGTTTAATTTCTTTCTGTTGATGTAACCAATCTGGTACAACTTCAGTTCGATTAGCATAACCTTTACCAGTACGTTTTTTGCTTTGTTGTTGTCTTCGGAATGATGCTTGTGCTACTTCTACATCTTGAATTGTTTTAAAGCCTTGTTGATGCCAATCTTTTAAAATTCCTTTTGTATAAGACCAATTACGCTTATTATTTTCTAAAGTAATTTTCATTGCTTCAACTACTAACGATTGATTAAGTTCATCTATCCATTGATTAATTTCTTCTCCCATGAATGGAGAGATATGTCCGAAATTGTTCATATAAAAATCGATTGCGAGATTTTCTACTACTAAAGGTCCTTTTTTTTCTTCTTTTTCTTGTTCTTCTTTTTCTTTTTCTTCTTTTTCTTCTTTTTCTTGTTCTTCTTCTTGTTCTTCTTCTTGTCCCCCAATCGTGCCACGGTTCGTTAACGAATCGGTATACGAGTCGTGAATAAACGCCTCAATTAGCTTTTTTATGGACTTTTGCTCTATATGTTTGCAAATTGGAATCAACAAAGATATATTTTTCACTTCTTTTAATTCTTTCTTAATTAAATCTTCAACTGGTTTTCCAGCTTTTTTTAGGTTGTATTTCCCCCAATTAAAAATGACTAATTCTCTGGTTTCATTATCGTATTTTATTATCTTGTGATAGTCTTCGAAGCGTTGCATCAAAGCCTTTATAGTTTCATGTGAATAACCTGTTTCAAAAGCCATTTGTTTTTTTGTTATTTGATACACACCAATTTGTTTAGTTTGTGGATTAGTTAATAAATATAAGAAAAAGTACTTATCTTCTGGTGTGAAATCTTCTTGCACTTTCACATCATTCCAAAATGAAGTGTGTACTTGTCTAAATATCGCCATCTTTTTACCTCCTAGTACAAATTGCAATATATACTTGTCCACTTTTGATAATTCGTTGAATTCTATAATACGGATAACAAACACTGAAATATTGCTGTATCATCTGTTTTAATTCATCTTTGCTTTTTGCTAAGTCCCAAAACTTATTAGGTAATAGCACTTGATATTCGATTAAATCCATGGACTATTTCCCTACTTTCCATGGTATACTTAGAACAACTTATTTTTTAGAAAAGGACCCATTGCCGTGGGTCTTTTTATTTTGTTCTACGTCACTCCAAGCCCATTGCTTTATTGGTTCGTAAGTAATGTAAAGCAACCATGGACTACATGCGATAAACATTGCGAATATAACTAATGATGTTGTATCTTCCACTAAATCACCTCCTTTTGTGCCTCAAGCCAAGCTTCTAAATCCTTTTGCAGAAAAAGTAGTTTACGCCCTTCCCTTATTACTGGAAACCTAGGGTTATTTGCTAATTCATACATTCTGTAAACCGCAATGTTGAGATAAGCTGCTGCTTCTTTCACTCGCATAACCTTATTTGGTTGTGATTGTTGTTGTAAGTCAGCTATTGCTGATCTGATTTCCTCTCTTACAATTTCACGAATAGATTCTTTAATAAATTGTTCTAAACCCATTTTCTTTCACTCCTTTTAATTTAGTTTCATACAATGAAACCTATTGTTTAAAATTTTTTTCTTGTTCCTTAAATAATATAGTTGTTTCCTTTCCCAATACTTTAGATATATTAACTGCTACATCATAGTAAACCCTTAAATTCCAATTGATTATTTTATAGCAGTATGACTTCGATATCCCTACCCTTTTAGCGAGTTCATGATATTTAAGTCCTGATTCTTCAAAGGCTTTTTGAAGTTCTGTTTTAGGTGTATCGGTTTGCATCTGATCACTCCCTTCTGATGCTTACAAGTCCATTATATGTTTCATTGTATGAAACTTCAAGTGTTTTTTATAAAAAATTTCAGAATAGGAAACTTTTTTATTCTTTACGTTTCTTGTCAGGAAACTTTATAATAAACTTAATAGGATTTAGGATTATCGAAAAGTCTTAATAAGGGGAGTTTTTTTATGGATATGAAAGATAGAATAAAACAAATTCGTTTAGAACATAAAATGAACCAAGAACAATTTGGTAAAGAAGTAGATCTTACTAAGGGTACCGTTTCAAAATTCGAAAATGGAAAAGCCTTCCCGAGTCGTGAGACAATAGAAAAAATAGCGAAAAGATTTGCCGTTCCTGTGAACTACTTATATGGAGAAAATAACGAAGCAAACCAGGATGATAATAAATACGAGAAATTTAAAGAAATTATGGCGTGGCTAGAACCTCTTCCAAAAGATAAAGAAGATATGGCATTAGACCAGATGTTAGCTATCGCTCAAGCCCTGAATAAACATCATAAGAAAATGGAAAAATAGCCTCTCGAATTAGGATAGGCTATTTTTTTTAATCTCTGCAATATATTCCTCTAATTTTTCAGGAGCGAATTCCTTTACTGTATCTAAGAATAGCATTACAATTTCTTCTTTTGTCACTACTAGTTCCCCCTTGCATCCTGTTATTTATACGTAAACTTTCTAAAAGTGGAAAGTTTTTGTCGTTTCAGTCAAAATGTTTCCATTCCCTTTAAAGCAGAAATGACACTATCTATTAGATAGTGTCATTTCTTGTATTTATATAATTATCCGCCTCCGGGACCTGGATCAATCATGTATAGAATTGTTTTTTGTTCTTTAGCACTTTGTACTTTATCTTTTTCTGTCACTTGAAAAGTTGTGATAGAAAGACAAGCTACAACTACAATAGATAACACTACTTTTACAAACTTATTTTTCAAGTGCTTCACCACCTTTTATGTATAGTTTAATTATAACATTTCAATGCTTCTTTTGGTAGAAACATATAGAAGAAATCACCTGATTTAGAAAAACTTTCAAGGGATAGTTCTAAGTACCTCTTCCCTTCTTTGCCTCCAACCGCGAGCCCCAAATAATACAATTGAAAACTACTAAGATACCCGTTGTTACTTTTTAAGGTCTGTAAAATTCTAATTGCTTTTTCATTCTCACCTAACCTTATATATAAAAAGGCTCTCTCGGCTTCATCTAAATCATCAAAGTTAATAGTATGTAAATCTCTCTTATGGTATATCCTTAAAAACAAAAGTGTATTAAGTACTTTTTCTCTTCTTAATTCTAGTTTCTTATTAGGTGGATCACCAATAACTTTTAGTGACTTTTCCATGTACTCTTTAGCTTTCTGATAATCGGAGAAAATATAACTTTCTCCAATTTTACAATACGCTACCGCCTTAGTACTGACATAACAATTTGTCTCATCGTTTATTATATCAAAACATTGTTGACGAGATTCTCTTAACTTATTTTCATGAAGATTCACAAAAATCTCCATTTCTTTTATTCTTAACAAAAATGAATCTCTTAAAGAGCGAGATTTAATTTTTATAATATCAGGTAATAATTGTTGAATATATTCATTCACCATCTTGTAATTACCTAAATCAAAAAAAGAATATATTGTGTTTAGAATCAACATTATTACAAGTTCATTATCAGTATATTTTTGAATTTTTCTCATTTTATCAACTTTCTCAAAGAATACCTTGGGTGTAATCGTATTTTCACTTCTTTCTCGCAATGTTTGGTATAAAGGAACCAAGTTTAAGTTTATTCGTACTGTTTTCGAAATACCTTTTTTCATTTCTTTTTCGGTTTCTGTTTGGTTGCTCTTAAATTTATTTATCTGTTGCATAATCATATCTTGAAGTTCATATTCTCCAAACATATCTAACACTTCTAATGCCAATTTTAAATTTTTGTGTGAAAGTGTTGGTATGCACTCTTTGATGCATTTTCTTCTAAACTTAATATCTTTAGGCTTATATAACCTAAGTGCATCCACAAAGTGCATAAAATCAAATTTATCCTTTTTATTAAAATAACTATTTACAGTTGTGTGTGTTACTTTAAAACGCATCGCTAACTTCCTATTTGTATAACCGGATGATTTTAGACTTTCTTGCATATCGTTAAAATCCAATAAAACTTGCACAATCTTTGTCCTCCTTATGGACAAAAGACACGTCATCCCTAGTTTTTACATTTACAGAGAAACGTGTCATTATATCTAAGTTGTGTGTTATACTAATGTACGAAGACTTATGACAGTTGTTTTCCCTACTGTGGTTAGGGAGACGGTGTAGGGGTGTTGCAGCACCACTTACACAGTCATAGGTCTTTTTTATGTCCATTTTTAGTTATTTTCATAATATCACAAAAATTAAGAATTTTATTTATTTGCTAATCTGAAAATTATTGAGAAAGTTTAATAATTAATATAGCAAAGTATTCTTTTATATTGGATAACAATAATATCTCTTCCACTCATTAAACTTAATATAATATATATAAAATGGTTAGTTTGTATTTAAACAACCAAATCACATGTACTATTGCAGCTATTTATCAAACGCTTTTAATTTTATTTCCATGAATACAGCAAAAAAAGAGGCCCTATGGCTCTTTTTTTATTCCTTAATAACAATCTAAATATGGTAAAATATATCCATCGCTGATATGTCCAACTATGTAATTTTCATAGCAGCAAAATTACAACTAGACTTATACAACATGATTCAAAACAAATGAAGGAGTGTTTTAAGTGAAAGGACATATTCGAAAAAGAGGAAATAAGTATTGTATTGTTATTGATATCGGGCCTGATCCAGAGACAGGAAAAAGAAGACAGAAGTGGTTTTCTGGGTATAAGACAAAAAAAGAAGCACAGGCTGATGTGGCAAAGAAAATTACAGAGTTGAATGAAGGAACTTTTATAGAGCCATCTAAAGTTACGCTAAAAGATTACCTAAATCATTGGCTAGAAATTAAAAGTATGAGCATAGAAAAGAGTACATTTGCTGGCTATAGGGCATTTATCAACCAACATGTTATACCTAGTATAGGAATGGTCGCGCTCCATAAATTAAATGTTATGCACATTCAAAAATGCTATAAGAATGCGATAGATAAAGGGATTGCAAACAATTCTATTCTGCTTATGCATAGAATTTTAAAGAGCGCTTTAAACCTAGCCGTAAAACAAAATATTATCTCTCGAAATCCAGCAGATTTTGCTGAGATACCTAAAAAAGAAAAAACCCCTATCCAGACTTGGACAGAGGAAGAAGTAAAAAAGTTTTTAGCTCATTCACAAGAATCACGATATCACATTGGGTATCTACTTGCAATAACTACAGGTATGCGTCTGGGAGAAGTTCTAGGTTTACGATGGCAGGACATTGATTTTGAAAAACATACTGTTACAATAAATCAAACATCTGGTCATGACAATAAAATCAAAACAACTGCAAAAACAAATTCATCAAAACGCACAATTCCTGTACCTAATGAAACAATAGCAGCCTTAAAAAAACATAAAATTTTAATCAATAAAGAGAAATTTAGGTTTGGTTCTGCGTATCTAGATCAAGATTTAATAAATTGTAATGAGTTTGGAAGAATCATAAAAAGAGCACATTTCAGAAAAAGCTTCATTAGGATGACACACAAAGTAGGTATAAAAGAAATTAAATTCCATGATTTAAGACATACACACGCAACTCTACTATTGAAACAAGGGGTTAACCCTAAAATCATCAGTGAGCGATTAGGTCATACAGATATTTCAATGACATTAAGTATCTATTCTCATGTTTTACCAAATATGCAAGAAGAAGCCGTTAAAAACTTTGGTAAAAGTATCTTTGGATAACGTATGTTTGCAAAATGTTTGCAATTCATAAAAATAGGTCAAACAAACGTTGTTATATCAAGGTTTGTTTAACCTATCATCTTATATTCCTGATAGAATCTCCGAATTCCTATTGAAATATTTAATAATGGAGCGTTCTCACCACCACGGCTTATGCATTCGAATCGATATACATAGGAGAAAAAATCTTGTGTTTTTTCATCTTTTATCGGTCCTGACATCGCCTCACAAATATTTTGTGATCTAAGAGGAGAAAAATAGATCTCTTCTTCATTTGTATTTTCTAAATATATAGGACGCTCGCAAAAAATATGTGAGATTAAAGCGGGCCCCCACTTAGAATACGTTTCATTATCATGTAGTACTGGCAAATTAGAAATCAAATCGGATTGCCATTCATATTTTGGTGGCTCAACTAATTGATTTGGTTTCCAATCATGAATAATCTCATACCAACTTTGAAAAATATAATCGAGCTGTTCTTGTCTAATAGGTTCTTTCGATACAATCCATGGTGTATTTTCATTTAATACGTACGGATTATGCTGAATAAACAATATATCCGAAAACATATCATACAATCTTTCATTCAAACGTTTCAACTTACTCGTTAATAAAAACGTCTTATAATGTATCTCTACGATGTCCAGCCATTCAATAGGAAAGTATATAAATGATACCTTTTCATTTAATAGAGGTTCTACTATATTTTCAAATGTTAGCAGCCTTAATTTTTTCATAAAATGATTCCTTCCTTTCTTAAGTTGTCTTGATTATCAAAAAGCTAGAAATAGTTACTTAATCTAATCCATTTAAACAAATTATTTAAAAGAAACGTAAAAACTGTTTATCTACATAAATCATTATCAAACCGACTCTTTTAAAAATTAAAAGTAATTATCATATACAACACCTCTTTATATTTGTATTTTAATACATTTGAATTATACAATGTATATAATATATTGTACTTATCATTTACAGTAACTTTACAAAAAAACCAAAAAAGAACACCTTAATTCGGTGCCCTTTTTACAAATATAAACCGTTATGTAATTGAACATATAGATAACAGTAATCCTCCAAATGAAATTGCTCCTAGTAAGCCTACTACAACTCCTGTTAAACAAATACAATCAGCAAGACAAACAGAAGACTGCGATAATGGAACAAATGACCTACTTGTACTCGAACCATATTGTTTTATTTTCTCATAATTCACATCTAACATTAGATGTAAACATGTTACACCATCCTCAATAGTATGTAGAGGTTCTTTTTCTAATCGCTCCAATAATTTACTATCAAAAGCAACTGATAGAGGATACTGCTTATCTAATTTCATATTTTGATAAATTAGTTGCAAACGAGATAATATATTGCTTTTCTTCTTTTCAGATGTTACTGTACATTTCATTTTATTAAATTCATTTAATAACAGTGTCAATTCATCTCTTTTTCCGTATAAATCTTTAGCTATTTTTCTCTTTCGTTTATACGAATGGATAATAGATTTTAGTTCAATCATATTCATACACTTCCTAATTACATATTATTTACCCGATTATTTTATAGATAAACAGTACTTTTTAATCTTATTTAAATTACACTTAAGCATCTTCATTTACTATCGATTAACATTACATTAACCTTACACGATTGTAATAAAATCATTAGATGGAAGAAAGCAATGCCCAAACTAGACAGATATTTGATGATAAAACCATAAGAAAAAAGCAATGATTAGATTTTAAATCTAGTCACTGCTTTATCTATCACCTCTTGATTACATCTATATATCTTATTGTTACTCTTTCACTTGAATGATTGAATATATCCATTAATAATGGCTATATTCTTTGTCGGCACGTACATATATAAAACTAATGTTTTTTAATTGATAAGGTGAAACTTTAATTAGCCCTCACCAATTGGGCTTTTATGGGTAGTCCGCCACCTAACTTCTCTTTGCTCCCGCTGAATTTTTTTAGGGTCTTACTGCCCTGCAAATAGCAGGATAAATGCAATCAATATTCATACGTTATAATAGTACCAGTAGTATCAGTAGTACCACTAAAACCATCAAAACAGTTAGAGCAACCACCACAGCCGCCACAACCTCCGCAACCCCCGCAACCAAAACAACCGAAGCAACCAATACAACGGAATCCACCACAACGGAATCCGCCACAACGACCTCCACCACAACCACCACAACGACCACAACCGCCACAGCGACGAGCAGCATCTTCAATATAGTAATATGGATATTGATTTTGCTGGTCCCAATAGACAATATTTCCAGATCGGTAATCATTAAGATTTAACGCTTGTAGTTCTTGTTGAAACTGATTCATTTTCATAACCTCCATTTATAAAATACAACCTCATCGATGCTTCCCTATGTTTCTGTTCGTTACATCTAAGTAGGAATAGCACTATAAACTAAGTTCAATACGTACACCAACAAAGTATGACTTATCATTAAATGATGCACCTTGTTCATATACCTATTTTTACTATGGGCTCATTTTTATAAAGTGAAACTTTAATCAGTGGGGGGTTAGCTCATCCCCCACTGATTATTAGCCCTCACCAATCGGGCTTTTACGGACAGTCCGACCGCCACCTAACTTCTTTGCTTCTGCTGAATTTTGAGGCGGGGGGCTTACTACCCGTTAATGCGGGATAAATAAAAATTAAAAAATATGAATTCTAGCGTCATATCTTCATACTTACTAAATTCAATTAATTTCTCAATAATTATGGCGCCATATCCTATATATTTCCGTCTGTCACTTAGATTTTTCTGTACTGTAAATGCGTTTCGCTATAACATTTCCTAGTGACCGGTTTCTATGACGGATAAGAAATTCCTACAAAGAAAAAAGCCCTAATTAGGGCTTTTCATTCTATTTCTTTAGCAAAACTCTCTATGAAATTGCTAATTGAAAAAAGACGCATTTAGATTGATGCGTCTTTTTGTGATGCCTCTTTTGTGAAATCATATAAAGCAATTGCGCCTAAAAGAACAAGTATACCTTGAGGAACATCTATTAAAATAGTTTGCCAAATTCCCGGAATTACCCATTTAATATCTGCTGCTGTTTCAAGATATGTTTGGAAATAGCTGATTGTAAAATTAATGATTCCTAAAAATACAAACAACGATAAACCAAATCGAATTAATTTCTTATTTGTAAACATATAACACCTCTCAAAATTCAT